TGAACGTAACTTCGAATATACTCTGATTCTGGAAACTGGGGAGGCTGATGCTATGCTGTGGAAAGTACGTCATACCGTTGACAGAAGTATTAAATTCTCATATACAGCCAAGCCACATGAACACCTATGTCTACTCGTTGAAAACCTGAACCGTCGGAGTACCGGTTGGAAAGTCGGTGATTGCATTGAAGGAACGGAAAAAGTAATCAACTACAATCACACCTATATTCTTGATGCTTTCAATCAACTTGCAGAACTATATGAAACAGAATGGCAGATCATTGAAGAAACGGTTGAAGGAAAACAAATTAAGACTATCCATCTGCGTAAAGTTGAGTATAACAAGGATAATCCTTTGAAGTTGTCTTACGGGAAAGGCCATGGGTTCAAAGTTGGCGTAGGTCGGGAATCTGGCAACATTCCTCCTGAAATAATCCTCGTGGAGACCACGGACCGCAATATTGACTATTCTACGTACAGAGCAAAGAATCTATTGCTGCCTAAATCTAAAACTCTAGTATATGAAGGGCGTACCTATAAAACAGATGCGGACGGCTCCTGTGTTATGCGTGCGGATAAAGAGCTTACTACCGCTAAGGAAGATAGCTTGGATTGTACAGAGATTTATCCTTCGCGTGTCGGTACCGTCAGTGCTGTTCTTGAAGTCAATAAGGAGAATAATTTCTATGATTTTGTAGACGAAGATATCCCCCAAGAGTTGAATTTTGAAGATTGTCTCATAGCAGGTGAAAACATGACTGTTATCTTCCAAACCGGTATGCTCACCGGGAAAGAGTTCGAGGTGAAGTATATTCATGAGGAAAAGGATAAGAAAACGGGACGTCGCTTTGAAATTGTCCCGCAGGAAATCAACGGCATTACTATGCCTGAACCGGAAGTCTGGCGGCCTAAAGCTGGTGATACATACGCAGTGTTCGGAATTCAGTTACCGAATGCTTATATCTGCAACGATACAACGCAGACCGGTGCCAGCTGGGAAGTATTCAAAGAAGCTGCCAAATATCTGTACGAGCATGAAGATAAGAAGTTCACATTTACCGGCACGCTCGATGGAATTTGGGCTAAAAAGCGCTGGTTGCAAATTGGGGGTAAAATAGTACTCGGAGGGTATGTGGACTTCTATGATACACAGTTCCATCCGGAAGGTTCGTTAATCAGGATGATCGGAATCAAGCGCTATGTTAATAATCCGTATTCACCCGAAATTGAACTTTCAAACGAGCCGGTTGGTACATCTGTCTCAAGTGATATGAATAAGATTGAGACAAACGAAGTGACGGTAGATAGCAAGCATAAGGATGCATTGCAATTCACCAAGAGACGGTTCCGGGACGCAAAGGAAACGATGTCGATGCTGGAAGATGCATTGTTGAATTTCTCTGGATCTGTCAATCCGATAACTGTTTCAACTATGCAACTGCTTGTAGGTGATGAAAGTTTGCAGTTCCGGTTTGTGAACTCAAAAACGAATCCGGCACAGATATCTCACAATATTACTTATAATGCCAACACAAGAATTCTGAATGCTCCGGCAGGTATTCTCCAACACATGACGCTAGGAATTAGTGCTCTTTCATCTTCCCACAAGCCCAATGAATATAAGTATTGGGATATGGCTAATTATGATTCTCCGGTACTCATTGACCCTGCAAAGAAGTTTTATCTATATGTTAAATGTAGCAATGAGAATCAAACCGGTACGTTTCTTCTAAGCGAAACGGCTATTAAGATGGAGGGCATAGCAGGATATTATCACTTCCTAGTCGGTGTCCTCAACAGCGAGTATGAAGGTGATCGCAGTTTTGTTGAACTGTATGGATTTACGGAAATTCTGCCGGGACGGATAACTACTGAACAGATAATTTCCCCGGATGGGGAGACGTATTTCAATTTGGTAAAAGGTGAAATAGGCGGAAATATTCAAATTAAAACCGGATCGTCCGGATTGGAAAATCTGTCTGAATGGGAAGCAGCTCACAAAGAAATTGAAGATGCTGGTAAAGCAGCAGAACAGGCCAATAATGCAGTAGAAGGGCTTCATGGTTATGTAGATGGAGTATTTGCCGATGGTATTATTACGGAGGCCGAAGCGAAAGCTATTGAAAAGTATATCAATACGATTAATAATGCTAAAGCTACCGTTGAAGCTACTTATAACAAACTATACACTAATGTGTATTTATCCGGGTCTGCCAAAACAGGTTTATTAAATGCTAAGGTTACCCTTATAGGATGTATTTCAGACCTGATAAATGCAATTAATACAGCTATTGACGACGGACTTACAACACCAGAAGAAAAGCAAAACGTTGATGTGTATTTCGTCTATTTCAATAGTGCCTATGCTGATTTTAATACAGCTGTAGAAGCTGCAAATAGAGCTATTCAGGATAAGCTAAAGGAGTTCTCGGATGCTGCTATGAAAGAGGCGTTGCAAGCCTTACAAGATGCGGCAGATGCAGCTAAGGCGGCAGAACAGGCGAATAGTGCCGTTGGTAATTTGTATACCTACGTGGATGGAGCATTTGCGGACGGAATCATATCAGAAGCAGAGGCTTTAGCTATTGAAAAATATCTGAATTCCGTTAGGAATACGAAAGCTGCCGTTGAAGCAACCTATAACAAGCTGTTTGTTAATCCATATCTGGAAGGTGAGGCGAAAACGGCTTTACTGAATGCAAAGGTTTCATTATCCGGTGCTATTGATAATCTTATTGCTGCAATTAATGTGGCTATCAATGACGGGCAGACGACTGTTGAGGAAAAGCAGAATGTAGATGATAAGTTCGCCCTCTTTAATTCAGCTTTGGCTAGTTTTAATACAGCTGTAGAAGCTGCAAATAGAACTATTCAGGATAAGTTGAAGGACTATTCAGATCAATGCTTCGCTGAATTGAAAGTACTCAATACTCAAATATCTGCACAGGTGACACGGGTCGATAGCTTAACGCAGAGGATAGACACAGCCGGATGGATTACCACAGCTGACGGTAATAAGATATATGCTTCTAAAGAGCTGGAAAACGGTAATACGCTTATATCTTATATCAACCAGGCGGCCGGAGAGACTACGATTCATTCATCTAAAATTAACCTTGAAGGTGCTGTTACAATCACCGCACTTCATAGTGATCTGCAGACAATGATTAATTCTAAGATTGATCGTGACGGATTGGGTAAGTTGGCATTTGAGGATGCGGTTGAATATGCGAAGTTAGGCACTACCATTGTGGTGGGCGGTTACCTAAATACTGACTTGATAAAAGTCCGTAGAATTGATGCAGAAGTAGGTTTTATTGGTGGCTTTACTATTGAGAGTGGCCGTCTTGTTTGGACACGTTCAGGGTACTTCGGTGGAACATCTCGCAGTTTGAAATTAGGCTCCGGAACATCAAAAGAAGGAGTTGTTAATGTCACTTTCAATGCAGAAACAGATGGGCGTTTTGGGGTCGCTGCTATCGGTTCAAACTCTGGTGGAGCTTGTATTTATGCCTCCAGGAATCTAAATGCATCAGATAGAAGCTATCCACAGGCAAATACAACGTATGCCGGCTTCTTTGATGGAGGTGTCTACGTGAAAGGAACATTGTCAAGTGAGTTGTGCTTAGCTGATAATTTTGGCTGTATTACATCTAGGGATGGAAATGGTGGGATTAACTATTACCAAGGTATTGATTTCGATTTTGGTAGTAATATGAAATTCAGAAAAGGGTTATTGGTATCAATCGCTTAATATATAAACAATTATGAAAATCAATTTAAACAGGCCTTTACTCGATTTTAAAGGCAATGAAGCTATTAAAGTAGTCAACGGTAAAGAGGTAAAGCAATATCTACGTGATATGGTTTCAGAGGCATTGTATGCAGCAGGTTCTAACCCTCAACAGGGTTTAGATATGTCGAAAAAATTGCGTGCGTATAAGATGTTACAACAGATTATTAACAATCGTGGCGTGCTTGATATAGAGACAGAAGATGCTACCTTATTGAAGGAAATTTGTGCAGACTTCTTTGTATCTGGTGCATACGGACAAATTTATGATTTAATAGAAGGAGGAAACAAAGAATGAACATTACAGCAACTAACAGCACCGCTGTAACTAAAGTTACAGAAAGTGTAAGTATCAAGTATAGAATGTCAACCCGTGGCACCGAAGCGGTGAAAGATATTACTGCCGAGATTGTCAGAGATGAAGCCACAGTAGGTTTCTTCAATACTTCGCGAAATGGAGTAACTGGTTTCTCGCTACATGAGGATCACGGGATGACTTCTGAAGAAGTGAAAAAGGTATTTCAGACAGCTATCGATGATTGTGGTGAGGTATTGAAATAAAGTATTAATATTTTAGATAAATGATTATGGAGTATTTTAAAAACTTACTTATTGGATTGGTTACCGGCATAGCTGCTTATCTCAATCCTATTTCTGGGGAGATCAAAAGTCTTATTGCTGTATTTGCCCTCAATTTCATTTGTGGGCTGCTTACTGCGCTCCTTATCAATCATGAAAGCTTTTCTTTTAAAAAGGCTTGGAGGTGCATTGTAGAAGCGACCATTTTCTTTGCCTTGGTTAGTTGTATCTATTTTATAGGTGAGCATAAAGGAAATCCGGAAGGTGCTCTGCAATGTGTCTCATTTATTACGTATAGCGTATTCTATTTTTACGGGGTAAATATTCTAAGGAATATCAAAGAGATTTTACCTAACTCTAGCAATGGTTATAAGGTAGTAGCCTTCTTGCATTATGTGCTAAGTGTCGAGTTTATAAAGAATATCCCTTACTTAACGAACTACTTACAAAAAGGAGGTGCAAAATGAAGGAAATTGATGCTATTATCATTCATTGTTCGGCTACAAAAGCCGGACAGGATTTGAGAGCTAAAGACATTGATCGGATGCACCGGGAAAGGGGATTCAACCAAATAGGTTATAACTTCGTCATTGACCTTGACGGAATGATAGAGAATGGTCGCCCGCTTTCCATCGACGGTGCACATTGTAACACTAAAGGTTTCTCGGAATCTTCGTATAACAGACACTCTATCGGCATTTGCTACATAGGTGGTTTGGATGCAAACGGAAAGCCCGCAGACACAAGAACGATCGCCCAAAAAGTGGCTTTGCGCGAGTTGGTTGCTAAACTCTGCAAAGAATATGAGATAATCGAGGTTCTCGGACATCGTGACACTTCGCCCGATCTGGACGGGTCCGGTGAAGTTGAACCGGCTGAATATATCAAGGCGTGCCCCTGTTTTGATGTTCGTTCCGAGTTTTCTAATTTCTTGCGTAATATAGTTGTCCGACCATGAGGCGGCTAGTTTATACTATCATATTGCTGACGTCAGCAATATGTTTCATATCCTGTGGCAGTCACCACTCGAACATGAAGCAGGATATTTCTACCGATCTTGCAGTTGTAAGCCATAAGAAAGATTCTACTTCTTCCGATAAGCAAGTAGAAATAATCGAAGCAGGCAAAGCTACTGAATCGGTTGAATCCTATGAAGTGAATTATGATACCGATAAACCTGTTGACCCAGTCACCGGTAAGCCACCAATAAAATCGGAGAAATGGGTAGGGGCAAAGAAAGAATCAGAGTTTCATAAGCAGGAGAATGTGGAACAAACTAATAATTCAGTTTCCAATGAATCAACGTCTTCCCGACAACAGGAAAACGTTCATCTGGAAGCTAGTAAACAAAAAGACGAATCAACCATATTAAAACAAATTGGATGGGCCGGAGTGGGAAGTGCTCTGCTTATTATATCTTGTATTATTGCCTGGTTAGTGTACAAGAGGAAAAAGAAGAAAGATAAATAACCAGACCTTCCGGGGGGGTGAAAGAAAAAGCCCCCAGCCGTTAGTAAAGTGCTCTAACCTACCTACTAACGCAACATGCGCTACCGCCACATGACTGGGGGCTAAAAGTCCTCTGCCATGACGGTAGCGCATTTGCGTTTTGTGTAGGAAGGTTAGAGACTACAAATATAGTTACTAACGGTAAACTTGCAAAATAATGAAGAGGAATAATGCCGACCGAGTATTAAATGAAAGACTTCGGGCAGGCGGAAAAGCATTAAAGTATGTACATAGTAAATTTGACGAGACGCAGACCTTTATTGGTAACTATTTGAAATTTCCTGAAATTCTGTCTCCTATGGATTTTATAGGTCAGATTTTAAAGAAAGATAATAATTTGTAGATTGTTGGGGTAATTTCTATCTTTGCACCAACACTGACGTCATAATCAGTGTTGCGTTAAATGAGCCGTCTGGGATGTGAATTTCGGACGGTTTTTCATTAAAGTTGCAAATGTTCTACTATTGTTCTACAAAGATGGTGTTAATAATATGTTAATCCATTTATTCATCGTAGATATAGCTGTATTTGATGTGAGATTCCGGTTCTGAAGGTCGTGCGTTTGAATCGCACCGGGGTCACAGAAAAATCCCTTGATAATCAGT